CTCAGCCGCAACATGAACGCGGCAGAACGCACTCGTCGTGCGCTGGCATTGAAGTTGGCGGGTGCTTCGTACTCTCAGATTGCGCAGTCACTGGGCTATCACGACGCAAGCGGAGCACGGAAGGCGGTGCATCGTGGACTGAAGAGCGCGATGCACGAAACTGCCAGCGAACTGAAACGCATCCACTACGGACGGCTAGAACACATACTCATGCTTTTGTGGCCCGAAGTGAACCAGCGTGATTTGCCTTCTGTTTCCGCCGCTCTTGCGGTTATGGACAGAATGGAACGGCTGTACGGCCTGAACGCCGCAGAGAAACTGGATGTGGTGGGCAGTCGTGAAACGGTCATTCTTGCGGACGGAGACAAGGATTCGTACATAAAGGCATTGGAAGAGGCGGGCAGACGACTGCACATCGCAGTAAACTCATCTTCCCCGCAGAACGAAGACGACTACGACTTGGAGACAGTGGATGTTGCCGAAGACGCCGAAGAGCGAAGTGCTCCTGCCGATTGATGTGGCCGTACGCTTGCTCGGCGTTTTGCGCCGCACCGCACCTCACGGAATCAAGGAACGCGAACATCTCCTGACCGCTATTGATGTGATTGCCTCACAGTTGCCGCCGAGTGCGGCACGGTGGTGAGGGGTACCCCCCCCTGAGATTTTGGCGGCAAGAGCGCCTGAGCGCCTGCCCCCAGCCATTTTTACAGGAGTGGATTTCGGAAGTGCTATTCTGGAGGCATCATGGGGCGCCGAATGGTCTGGATGTACGAAACGGAAGTGCAGGACAGTGACTCGCGCGGAAAGACCGTGACGCGAACATTGCTGTCGGAAGCACCTCCGCAGGACGGTGCCTCTGGAAAAACGCGGAGAGTTCGGGTTGCGGTTCACGAATACAAGTACGGGCGCTCGTAGAATGTCTAGGCTGGCGTGCCCTTGCCGTTATTGGGAGTTGTGGCACCATCCCACTTGTGATGTCTCCGATGATGATTATTGACGAATGCCTGACCGAACTTTCCAAGCGTCCGCTGGCGATGTTCACGGCTCAGGAAGTGATAGACCTTCTGCTGGACATTCGGAACACCCTCTCCGACGAAGTGTTCATGTTCGTGCTTGACGGCGATGAACTGGCTAAGATGCGGGCATCCGAAAAGAAGAGGCACCATGGCACGCGCAGGCAACGAAAAGTGGTGGACTGAATCGCAGCGGCTCCGCGACAAGAACAGGCGCCGCAGTGAACGACGGAAGGCACGGGTGGCTGCTGAGGCTACGCGCCGCGCCACCCCCGCCCCCGCCCCGCCCACTGAAAAAGTACCCCAATGATTCTCGTCGGTGACTGCCGCAAACAGTTACACAAACTGGAAAACAGCACCATACAAACAGTCGTGACAAGCCCTCCATACTGGGGGTTGCGGGACTACGGGAGCAACTGTCAAATCGGGCTGGAACAAACCCCCGAAGAGTATGTAAACAAACTCGTTGCCGTGTTCCGCAAGGTGTGGCGCGTGTTGTGCGACGACGGAACATTGTGGCTCAACTTGGGCGACTCATACTCGGGTAGCGGCAAAGGGCCTGCTGGAAATCTTGGAGCAAGACACAACGAACGACACTTAGAGCACAAGACTGGTGGAATAGTTCCCGAAGGATTGAAACCGAAAGACCTCGTGGGCATCCCGTGGCGCGTGGCGTTCGCCCTCCAAGCCGACGGCTGGTACCTGCGACAAGACATCATCTGGCACAAGCCGAACCCGATGCCCGAGTCGGTGAGCGACCGATGCACGAAAGCCCACGAATACTTGTTTCTGTTGAGCAAGTCACCGAAGTATTACTACGACCACGAAGCCATCAAAGAGCAGGCCAAAACGCCACCAGCGGTGCGCGACAAGCACGGCGAGGGATACCAAGCGGACTATCCGAACGGCGACAGGTTTTCGGCAGGTGCAAGAGTTTGGGGTGCTGACGGCAAACGCAACCGCCGCTCCGTATGGACTATTCCCACCAAGCCCTTTCAGGGGGCGCATTTCGCCGTTATGCCCGAAGCGCTCGTGGAGCCGTGCATTCTTGCGGCAACACGAAAAGGCGACATTGTGCTTGACCCGTTTCTCGGTTCTGGAACGGTTGCCGTAGTCGCTGAACGCCTCAACAGACGGTGGGTCGGATGCGAACTGAACAGCGAGTATGTCACTATTGCCAAGAATCGCCTGCACACAAGCGTCACAAGATGTAGGATGTTGCTGTGATTGACTGGCTGTTTCGCGCCTTTTTCTTGCTCTTGGTTGTTGGTGTAGTGCTGATGTATGTGCTCATTCGTAATCCAAACGACTGGCCGTGACGGTCTAGCACAAACCATAATCAAATGAGCCTGCTTCTAGGAAGACTGCCGCAGGACAACGACGAACTCTGGCATTACATCCGTGTCGTCTGGGGCATCAAGATTCCAAGAGTGGCGGTGTGCAAGAACCATGTCGCGCCATTCAGGGCGCTCGCGGACGCCTACTTCAGCAGGTATCCCGTCACAATCTGGAAAGCCAGTCGCGGCTTCGGTGGCAAGTCCACGCTCATGGGCGTGCTGTCCATCATTGAAGCCACGACACTGGGAGCGCAAATCACGATTCTGGGCGGGTCTGCGGCACAGTCACAGCGAGTACACGAAGTCACACAACACTTGTGGCACCATGACTATGCACCCAAGTCTCTATTGAAAGACGACCCAACGCGCTTCTCAACCCGCCTTACCAACGGGGCGTGGATTATCGCGCTTATGGCATCTCAGAAGTCCGTCCGTGGGCCGCACCCGCAACGCCTGCGGCTGGACGAAGTGGACGAGATGGAGATTGAACTGTTTGAAGCCGCACAAGGGCAACCAATGGACGCTCGGGGATTGCAGTCACAGACTGTCATTTCCAGCACTCATCAGTATCCCGACGGCACCATGACTGAACTGCTCAAACGCGCCAACGAAAAAGGGTGGCCAGTCTACGAGTGGTGCTGGCGCGAATCACTTGGCACAGACACAGAACGCGGCTGGCTGTCCAGCGAGATGGTTGAGCGCAAGAAACTAGAAGTTTCGTCCCGAATGTGGGAGGTGGAATACGACCTGCAAGAACCATCGTTTGACGGTCGCGCCATTGACACTCGGTTCGTGGACGCGGCGTACGACCCAACACTGGGCGTGTACATTGGAGATGTGGACGAATACATCATCGCGGAACCACCATTGGCAGAAGCCTCCTACATCACTGGTGTGGACTGGGCGAAAGAAAGAGACTGGACGATTATCCGCACCTTCCGTGTGGACGAGAACCCTTGGCGGGAAGTGGCATTCCTGCGAACTGGGCGCAAGTCATGGCCAGAGATGGTGGCGGACTTGAACCGAAGAATGGAATCCTATGGAGGATTCTGCATTCACGATGCCACTGGTATTGGCAATGTAGTGGACGACATGATTGAGTATGACAAGAAGAAGGTTCGCCCAATCGTTCTGCGCGGGCGTGAAAGAGAAACCGTATTCACTGAATACATCGCTGGCATAGAGCAGTTTGGATTGAAAAGCCCGCGCATCCAGTTCGCCTACTCAGAACACAAGTATGTGACACAGAAAGACCTGTTTGGTTCGGGGCATCCTCCCGACACCTTCATCGCTGGCGCACTAGCATGGTCACTCAGAAGAAGGTCATACACATTGAACATCCACCCCGCCAACATCACTCGGGACGAAAGCCCGTGGAGGGTAGCATGAGCAAGTTTTCGGAAATGGTTCTTCAGAAGCGCAAGTTGTCACTCAAAGAAACGCTGGTGGCAACCCTTGATGAAGAGTCCTACCGCGACTTCATTCACGAACTACAAGAGGGAACAACGCCGATTCCAGTGCTAGTGGACATCCTTAGAGAGTTTGGCGTGGCAACTTCCGAGGCGTCGCTACAACGCTGGCGCAAGCACTTCCGCTCTCAAAGCAACGCACCCCCAACAGCATGAGCAAGTTCACGGAAGCAATGGAAAGCAAGGACGCCCTACGAACAGAGGTAGAGAGTCTGCGCAAGAACAATCGGAAACTGGTGGCAGAAACTGCACGGCTGACTGACAGCCTCAACAAGGTGACGGCAACACTGGAAGCCACAGAGAACATCCTTGGGCAGTCCATTCATCCACCACGCTGGCTGTCTCCCACCAAGCCAAAGAAGTCAGCGGCTACCTTGGTCGTGATGCTCTCAGACACACACTTTGACGAAGTAGTAGTGCCCGAAGAGATTGACGGTCTAAACGCCTACAACCGACACATCGCAGAACTTCGTCTCCAAAAGTGGTCACAGAATGTGGTCAAGGTCGCTCGTCATTATCTGGCTGGCATTACCTATGACGGAGCAGTTGTATTGCTCGGCGGCGACATCTTTTCGGGCGACATCCACGAAGAACTAGCGGAAACGAACTCGGCCACCATCATGGAATCCCTGTTGCACTGGTCAGAGCAAATCGGTAGTGCCATCGGCCTTTTGCAGGAAGAGTTCGGGCACATTCACATCGCGTCAGTCGTAGGCAACCATGGGCGCACCTCACGCAAGCCGCGTGCCAAGTTGCGGGCGAAGACGAACTACGACTGGCTACTGGCCAAGATGTTGGAGCGACACTACGCCAACAACAACAAGGTCACATTCCAGATACCTGACGGAGCAGATTGTTTGGTTCAGGTCTACGGCTATGGGCACCTACTCACACACGGCGACCAAGCAAGCGGCGGTGGTGGCATCGGCGGTATCTGGCCCCCGATTATGCGGCTTAGAGCACGCAAGGCACAGCGCTATCTGGCTACGGGCGAGAACTTCTCTACCATGTGGTGCGGTCACTGGCACCAACTTGTGCAGACACCCAATCTGATTGTGAATGGCTCGCTGAAGGGCTACGACGAATACGCCGCTATCTCAAACTTCCAGTATGAACAGCCACAGCAAGCGCTTGCCATCATCACGCCCGAACGAGGCATCACCATGCAGGCGCCCGTCTTCGTCCAAGACCGCAAGCGCGAGGGCTGGTAGCCAAAATCTCAAAAAATGCTTGACAAGGCACCATTCAAGCGTGTTCAATAGCATCTGTCTCGCATGGGGGGTGGTGTTCCCGTGCGGGATGTATTACCTCCTTGGCGACGGGGTGGAGCGGAAGCGCATTCCCTCCACCCCGTTGTCCTATTTGCTAAGCGGATGACGGGCGAAGGCCTCGTCCAGAGTTTCAAGTAGTTGGTCTTCGGGCAGTTCGTTCAGGTCTTTGTAGTTGTTGCTCCACGCCAGATGAACGAACGGGCCACCAACACGAACGGCGCGAAGAGCGTTTTCTATCTGCATCGCCGCTTCCCTACCAGCACGGTCACTGTCGGTTCCGATGAAGATGAGCGACGGAGCCAGTTTCTGAACAAGGTGGGCTTGCGTTTCAGAGATTTTGGCGCCCATGACCGCAACCCCACACATCACAGCGTCGTGCCTATTCCAGACATCTCTTTTCACTGGCGGATTATCTACCGACATGGCATCCAATGTCCCCTCCGTAATGACCAGCACAGTCTGCTTGGTGCTAGTCGTGGTTGAGAACCACTTCTTAGCGATGTCTGCGCCGAACAGATACTCGGACACCTTGGCGCCCTTGGGATAGCGATACTTCAGCCCTGCTCCATCCCAGTCAATCGCACGACGAATGAAAAAGGCGATGCGCCCCTCCAAGTCACACACTGGAATCAGTGCTTCGTTGTGAACAGTGTCAGCACAGAGACGGTATCTTTCTATTGTTTCCGTGTTCAGATTGCGCTTCGCACCGAAGTACTCTTGGCACACGCGGGTCGCTTCGGGCGTTGTGTAGATTGGCGGCACTTTGAGTCCGACAATCGGGCGGTCAGCCTGCGCCATTGACTGCTTCAGATTTGCCAACTCTGCTTCTAGTTCTTCTATCGTCGGTTCGTGAACCATTGGGGCGCTGGCTTGGAGATGTTCCGCTAGTTGTTTCATGTTGCCCTTGGCTCCACAGGCGTAGCAAATGAACAGCCCCTTGCGAATGTTCACACTGAACGAGGGGGTCTTGTCGTCGTGATACGGACACAATGCCTGCCATTCCAGCCCGTTCTTGCTCGTCACCTTCAGGTGCCGCTTCAGGAAGCGAACAATCGTCTCCGAACGACCACCATTGTGTTGTACTTGTATCACGCCATCTCCTTATCGTCCTGCATGATTTCTTCTGCCTTGTCGGTACTGATTTCGTCAAACTTCCCAGAGTTGGGGCGGAACTCGTTCATCCATGTCTGACCGTCGGAGCCGTGGCGGAACTTAGCCAAGTGCATCTTGACGACATGAGCAGACATCTGTTTCATCGTCACTACGCAGTCGGCGTCCTGCCCGATAGCGTCCGCACCAGCCAAGTGTTCTGCTCGCGGCACATCGTTGCCGATAGCCATACGGTTGATTTGAGCCGCCGCCACGATGGGTACTTGATAGTGCATGGCGATGCCCTTCAACTCCGCCGACAGGTTCGCAATCGCCTTCCAGTCGTCGCCGCCCGTGTTCATCAGCGTGAGATAGTCAATGAAGACCACATTCGGTTTGTTTCGCTCTATCTGTGCGGCAATCATGCTTGGGTTCAGCCTGCCCCGAGAAGTGTCGTTCACGAAGAACTTGCCGCTCATCTTGTCTTTCAGTCCGTTCAGAAAGTCTCGGTATGCCTTTAGGTCAAAGTCTTTTCCGTGCATCAAATCCATTGAGCGGAATACCTGACGACCGTACATACTGGACAAGAAACTGTGAGAGCGCATCGCAATCTGTGCCCGTGACTGCTCCAAGGCGTCGTACTGAACCACCATGCCCCTGTACAGAGCAGTGCAAGCCATTCGGATAAGCGTCCATGTCTTTCCCTGACCGAGACGGGCCGCCACAATCCAGTAGTCGCCCTCCTGTACACCGCCAGTCAGGTTGTCCAGAGTTGGAAAGCCAGTTGGCACCCCAGCAAGCCCCTTCTCGTTTCGGCGTTCGTATCGTCGTGCCGCCTCGCCGTATGCCAACGACCAGTCTTCCACGATGTCCGTCTCGTTCTTGGCACCATCTGACTGAACCTGCAACTGGTTGAGTTGGCGCTGGCCGAAATCAATCATCTCGCTTGGAGCAGTGCCGTCACGAATCTTTCCTGCCAAGTCGTCCATCAAGAGGATAATGGAACGCCGCAGGTACGCCTCCTTGACTTCCTGAACGCAGTATTCCACATCGTCCGCCTTCATGACCGAGAAATCGGGGAAGGTCGTCTTGAACAGAGACTTTGACGGTGCCTTGTGGTGCCGTTCTATGTAGCGAGCAATCCATTCCCATTCGGCGCGATACGACACGAACCACTCTGGCATGACGCCTTCAAGTAGCGGTGTGCGGTAATCTTCCTGTCTGAGCACTGCGGAAATCAGAAGCGCTTCTATGGCGGAAGTTGTCATGCGGTGCTCCTTGGTGCTTGGTGGTGTGGCTTCCTACTGGTATTCGTACTAAGAGAAGTATTCTTTCTGTTTCTTGGTGCCAATCACTTGGTATCAGTACCAGTAGGGAGGCGCGCCTTGGTAGCGCGACAGCGTAATGCGCGATTGTTCTCCTGTCTAGTTAGCAATAGTGATGAATACAATCCTGCTGGCGCTTGATGATGCGCTGCACTCATTTTTGCGCCGCCACCTGTTCTCACGCGCAACTGCAACGCACCATTCCCACATTCGTTCAGTCGTTCAGTGTGAACGGGAGTATGGGCGCGTTCTGGCGCGTTCTGGCGGGATAACGGGCGAACACCAGTTCGCCCATACTGGGCTGGGCGTGCCCCGCCAACGCCCCAAGAGGCGGTATTGGCGCCCCTATCCAGCCCAAGCCCAATAAGGGAAACAGGGGATACCCTGAGGAAACCCTTATGGAATAAGGCTTTCAGGTCGCGGAAAACCCTTATGGAATAAGGCTTTCAGGTTATGAGCAGGTCGCGGGAAACCCTTATTCCATAAGGCTTTCAGGTCACAGGAAACCCTTATGGAATAAGGCTTTTATCGGGTACCCCCACAAAACCCTGACTGGACAAGGCTTTTCTCTGGGGATACACTGGTATTCGCACCTTGACAACTTCAGATGACCGCAAAGGATGAACGGCTCAGGACAGCCCGACCGTGAACTTCCTCTCGCAAGGCAGTGTCAGTAAGCCTCTGGGCAAGCGGTGACAACAAGGGTCACGAACTCACACTTGTTCCGAACAACAAAGCCTCTGACCAAGGGACGACCGCACTGCCAAAACGAAAGGCTCACGGGGTAACGGCGGTCTAGTGGTGAACGGCAGTGAACCGTGCGGCGACCAACAAGATAGGCGCCTCAACCCAACCAACGGATAAGCGAATACTCCGATTCCGAAGCGGCACCCATTCCGAATGCCCCGAAGACACTGACGGGCTGACCTCACGGAAGGGCGACGGTGCGATTCCGTCACACAAGTTCGTACTCACAGACTGGAAGCAGGTGGTATTCCCGCCTGATTACAAACTCTTCTGTGTTCTTGTCAAGGTGAAGTTGGTGGAAGTGCTCATACGGGCGCCGCCACCCATTCTCACGACTTGCTGGCGGTGTGCCGTCAGTTCGTAAAAATCTCAGCAAGGCACGGGGATACGCGCAGTACGGGCGACAAGCATTGCGCTGACACTTGCTCTGGCAGCAAGTAGCATCGGTGATTGCAAACTCGCAAAAACTGGGAACGCATAAGTCCAAGATGACGGCGGCGGCAAGTACCTCGGAAGAACTGGGCTGTGGAAAAGGGTGCAACTTGTGATACTCAACCGTTCTGCGGTCGCCAGTGCTCGTAATCAGGGGTGTATGGGTGCGAAGCCCTCACTGGCACAAGGTCGTGAGACCGATTGACAACATCCACGAATACCAACGAAAGGAAGACACATCTAGTGAGTACCATCACGGAACAGCAGTGCAAAGCACTCGCAGCAGAAATCAAGAAAGCAACCAGCGCAGTGCTCGCCAAGCACGGAATGGAAATCACCAAGACGAGCGCTCAATACGGCGATTCGTTCAAAATCTCCATTTCAGCAGTGGCGGTTCAGACAGACAAGACGACGGGCGTGAACATGAAGTCGCCCGAAGTCTCCCTGTATCAGAAGTACGGATACACGGGTTACACGAGTGACTTCAAGGAACTGGTGCTGAAAGCCAAGATTGGCACTCAGTTCAGGCACGGCAACCGCACATTCGTGTTCGCTGGTGTCAAGGGCGGCAGAGGCAGAAGCCAAGTCACCGTGTTGGAGAAGGGCACTGGCGTCAAGTACTTCTTCAACGACGCCATCATCCCGACCCTCAACGCGGCGTCCAAGAAGAAGTAGCGCTCCAAGCAATACGGCGGTGGCGCTCGCGCAAGCGCCGCCACCGCCGCTCACATCCACGAATACCAACAGAAAAGGAGACATACGAATGACACACCAGTGCGGTGCTTCATGGAGAGGACAGTGGCGGTGTCCCAAGCCAGCCACCTGCTATGCGGGTGGCCCGAGTGCGGGGGATTGGGCAGACTACTTCTGCGATGAGCACGCCGCCGTGCTCGTCCAGAAAGAAGGGTGGAGTATCTGGGACAGGTACCCAAACACGGTGGTGTGCGAGACCTGCGGCACCAGCGTGTCGGTCAACGACGCCTGCTACCTCATGGCAGAAGTGTGTTGCCCGACCTGCTTCCAGAAGAACCACTGCTAGTAATCCGAGTGTCACGGTGGCGGTGCTCACAAAAGCGCCGCCACCGTGTCTCCAACATCCACGAATACCAACCAAAGGAGAACACCGAATGACTGCTAAGGTAAGCACCAACACCAAGACCAAGCCCAAGGAGGCGACACTGAATACCACCCAACACCCGCTGGCAACACTCATCCCTGACAAGGACAAGTGGGCTGGCGATGCCTACATCAGCCGCGAAATCGGAGGGGTGCGCGACATTGACATTCTGGATGCCGCGCGTCAGTCCAAGCACAATGTCCTCCTGTACGGCCCCACGGGGTCGGCCAAGACTTCGTGCGTGTACGCATACGCGGCAGAGCACAACCTGCCCGTCGTGAACATCCCGTGTAACGGTGCCGCCGAACCCTCAATCTTCGTCGGCAAGTGGACACCGAAGCCAGACAGCACTCTGGACTTCGTTCCTGGCCCAATGGTGCTCGCCGCGCAACATGGCGGCATCGTGTACTTGGACGAGGTGAACTTCCTGCCCCCCAAGATTGCGTCGTACCTGCACGGTCTCCTTGACCGCCGCAGGGTGCTGACCATCCAAGAGGCGGAAGGTTCGTCCTGCCCATCCCATGTGGCGGTGCATCCCGATTGCGTCGTCATCGGAGCGTACAACCCCGACTACGCAGGCACCCGACCGCTCAACCAAGCGTTCAAGAACCGCTTCGCAGTCAAGTTGTACTTCCCGTACGACGACGCGATTGAGCGAAAGTTGCTCAACAGCACGGCGTTGCAGGAACTGGCTGGTGCCCTCCGTGGGCAGGTGGACATCGGGAGTTTGTCCACGCCAATCAGCACGAACCTGTTGATGGAGGTGGAAGAGTGGAACGAAACCCTCGGGTTTGACTTCGCACTCCACAACTTCATCGCGGCGTTCCCGCAAGAAGAGCAGCAGGTCGTACACGAAGTCTTGGTGAACTACGCACCGAAAATCTGGGACGACCTCAACGAGGGCGACTTCCAGCAGTCATCGGAGTTCGCCATCACGAAGAAGAAGTCCGACAGCAACTCCTAGTCATCCAATGCGAATACGGTGGTGGTGGTGCTCACAAAAGCGCCGCCACCACCGCTCACATCCACGAATACCCGAACGAAAGGCTTACTCACAATGCGGTATCCCAAGGTAGGTGCGGCTGAACCGACCGAATGGACGGACGACCCTCAACAGATTTCCACGGGGACACTTGTGGAAGCACTGCTCTCCCTCTTCACGCGCGTGAACAGCGTGCTGGCGGGGCGCAGTGTGAGAACGGACATTGCCAACCCAGCGGCGGGGTTGAGCATCAACGCGCCCGCCATGACCGATGGCTCAACCATTTGGTTCTCCAACTTCGCCCTCAAGGACATCTTCGCGGTAGATGTGCTTGCTAGGGGCGGCGGGGCGTTCTCAACACGACGGTCGCACGAAGAAATCCTGAGCAGGCTGGCTTGGTTCAGAGGGCTGAACTATCACGAACTTGCCCATGTCTTGTACAGCCCTCGTATCAACGGCAAGTTGTGGAAGCGGATAGAAGCGCACTCGCACACTTCAAGGCATAATGCCATAGCGGGCACCGTAGACATCAAGTATGTGCGTACGGCGTTCAACCTCTTGGAAGACCAGCGCATTGAGACGCTGTTCGTGGCGAAGTTCCCCCAGTCTCATCACTGGTTCGCCGCCGCAGTTGCGAAGTACATCACGGCGGCGTGCAGCGGCACCACGAGTTCGGACATCCAAGAGTCGGTCAACGCCCAGAACAACAAGATAGCCGCGAACTACTTGCTCGTGTACGGGCGCAAGTTCTTGCCCAAGAGTTTGCGCAAGTCCTTGCGTGATGCGTTCGTTGCCAAGTTCATCCTCTCCCCAACCCTTGCTGCCAAGTTCAGCCACAAGGATTTGGCTCGTGCCGAAGAGTTGATTGGCAAGTACCGCCGTCTCACGCTTGCCCCCAAGCAACACAGCGAGGCGACCGCGATTGTCGTTGAGTTCGCCAAGTTGATGGAGAAGTTAGACCCGCATCAGGGTTTCGTGCCCGAAAATCCCACTGGCCCTCACGGCAACTGGACGCAGGGCAAGCGCGACGGCGACAGCCGAGACGCCGAAGACCAGCAACCTGCCATAGATGACAGCGATGCCGAAGACGAGAAAGAAGACGGCGAGAGCGGTGGCGGTGTCGGAAGCGACGACAGCGACGACGATGAAGACACCGAGGGCGACGGCGTTGGCGCTGGTGAAGACAGCGACGACGACGAAGACGCCGACGAAGACGGCGAGGGCGACGGCGATGGTGATGCTGACGATGAGACTGACAGCGACCAGTCTCAGTCGGGGCGCCGCCACACCGACTCCAACGACGACAAGAAGCAGGGTAGCAGTCAAGAGAGCAACTCTTCGCCTTACGACGATGCGTATGACCAAGCCAAGGACTTGCTGAAGAGCGCGAAGGATGAAATGCTCAAAGACGCCAAGTCCACTCTGAACTCGGTCAATGCCGTTGCCGAAAAGATTTCGGACGAGCGGTTCTGGCGCAATCGTCTCAACGACAACGGCAAGAGGGGAACTTCTGCCAACGAGCGGGTGCTTGCCACCAACTTGTCAAGCGCCCTCCAACGCTTGCGTGCTGACACGGACAACCAGTGGGAGCGCGGCTCGTTCGTTGGGCGCCTGAATGCCCTGAAGCACGCCACCAGTCGCGGCCTCAGCACCGACTTCTTTGACGAATGGGTGGATGATGGCGACGACCGCCCCGATGCCGAAGTGGTCATTCTTCTTGACCGCTCGTCAAGCATGGATTCCTACATCCCCACTCAGTTTGACCCCAAGAGCGGTATAGCGAATGCGTGGGGCACAGTCATGTCGGAGGCGTGTGCGGCGATGTGGGCAATCAAGTATGCGTGTCAGACACAAGACATTCCGTGCTCGGTCATCGGATACAACAACGCAGCCACACCGCTCTATTCCAGCGATGAAAAGGTTGGGTTAGGGCAGTTCGCTCTCTTTGAGGGCAAGGGTGGCACTCATCCCACGACGGCGCTTTCCATTGCCTTGCGTATGCTCGCCAAGAGCGAAGCGAAGCACAAGTTGCTGTTTTCCATCACCGACGGGCAGTGGACAATAGACGGCGACCTCTGTAAGGCGGTGTACAACGCGACCCGTAGTGGTGGAGCGTCGTCCTTCCTCATCCAGTTGCCAGAGTCGTACAGTCATGCAAATAAGTGGCAGTACAGCAACTTCCATCAGTCCCCTCACAACCCGCATGAACCTTGGCGCACCAACTGCGGGCACGCCCACTTGGTACAGGCACCTAACTGCCGTGAAATCGCCAAGGTGATTGGGCGAGAAGTAATCAGGGCGGTGGCAATGCGGCAATAAGGAGGTACTGGCAACGAAGACACGAACAAGGTACAATCACACACCAACACCATGGAAAGGAGAAAACACCATGGCACCGAAGAAGAAGAAGGTGAAGCGCCCGTCACGCGGGTTCGCACCTGACCCAACGCCGCCAGAAGAACAGCCAGAGGCGGCAGAAGACACAGAAGCGCCCGAACCACAAGAAGAAGCAGACAACGCCTCAGAGTTCTCCCTACAGGAACTCAAGCGCCTCTGCAACTTCGCCCAGCAAGCACTGGACGACATCCTCGGTGGCACCGACGAAAACACCGTCGTCAAGTACATTGACAGGCAGACGAAAGAGGTGTTCGCGGAACTTCAGAACACGGATGGTTCAGTCATTCGTCTCATCCTCAATCCCAGCCGACTGTCGCCAGAGTTCGCGCAGTTGGTGTGGGATGCGCTGGAAGTGGACGGAACCGACCCATCAGAGTGGGATGTGCTCAACAACGGATGGAACGCGGAGTGGCCAACCGTGTGGGGCGATGACGAATAAGGCAGACAACGACGATGGCGGCGGCACTTCGCACAAGGGAGTGCCGCCGTTGTTCGTTTCACACTCAACCCAACAAGAAAGCAGGACTATGCGATACCAAGACAAGCAACTGAGACAGCGGATTGCGACACTGATACAAGACTTGCGCGAGGAACAGAACCTGACGCAAGGCGAGTTGGCAACTGCCGCAGGCGTGGACAGGAAGACCGTGAACCGCATTGAGTGCGGTCACTTCTCACCGTCCATGGACACCCTCCAACGCTTCTGTGTGGCGTTGGGCATCTCACTGTCAAGTTTCACGAGCAAGATTTCCTAATCAGACACAGGGCGGGGTGGAAGTGCTCATACGGGCGCCGCCACCCCGTCTCATACACCAGCAACACACCAACAACACATAAGGGAGGAAGACGAAGATGAATACGAAAGACAGAATGTGGTTCTCGGGTGGACTGCTGACAGTCCTGATTGTCATGGCGTTTTTGCCTGCGGAAGAGAAAGTTGGCGATGAGGTCAGCACGCTTTCGTGGGTGCTGTACGGCATCGTTCTCGGACTGGTTCTGTCCGTGTTCATCCGCGCGGCTTTTCAGCACTTCAGCGACGGCAACAAACACAACAAGCAAAGGAGGAAGTAACCATGGAAAAATCACAACGACAAGTAGTGCGTGCGAGCAACTGTCCAGACTGCGGTTCCCGTGTCTACTTTGACTACGACATCGGACAGTATCTCCATCCTGCGCCGATGTGCTGGCTATCGCTCAGTCTCGGCGCAAAACTGTATCAACCCAACAACACAAAACGGAGGAGCAAGTAATGCAACACAACACAACCGAAGCAATCAAGCGATTGGCGGAGGAACATTTCCGCCTGAAGGGGCTGATTGAGAAACATGAAGAACAACTGACAGAGAACCATCAGCGCATCCGCGAACTGCTGGAACGGCAGGAAGTGGAGACGGTCACGGTAGGCGAAGAAGACGACACCATCAAGGTGACGGTCGTGCGCCCAACACGATTGGAGTTCAACGAAGCAGGACTGGAAAAAGCACTGTCCGAAGCGCTGTGGAGACAAGTCACGAAGCGTGTGCTAGACAAGAAGGCGTTAGAGGATGCGGTATCACGCGGCAAGATAGACATCTCCGTGGTGAGCGAAAACAGCAAAGAAGTGGCAACGAAGCCATACCTGAAAATCACTCGCTGAAAGGGGTTCTGTGACTAGGATAGTCGCAAGTGGGTTGAGTGCCGCGTTCGCGTTTCTGTTCGCGTTTTTAGGAGCAGGAAGCGACGAAGTACTTAGTCCGTCACATCATTTTCATGACGCAAGAGTATGGCGACCAGTGGTTTCCACTACCACGACCGTGACACCGACTACGACCGTGGCGGTGCCTGCCAATGCCAAGTGCCCTCATTGGTGGCAACTGGCGCGGCTAGTCGGCTGGGAGAAAAAGCAACTGCTGACGCTAGACGCAGTAATCTGGCGCGAATCCAGATGTTTGCCCACCGTGTACAACGCTGGCGACCCGAACGGAGGTAGTTACGGACTGCTCCAAGTAAATGGCTTTTGGTGCTCACCGTCGCGTTATTATCCGACGGGATACCTGCAAGCACATGGAGTGCTAGTGCGATGCGCTGACCTGTACCAGCCCTCAGTTGCGCTGGCGGCTGGGCTGGCGGTCTTCAAGTACAGCGCCCAAGAGAACAACGGCGACGGCTGGCAACCGTGGATGGTGCGCGACTGACGCCACGAGTGAAGGTGGGCGCGCCCGCACCGAGACTACTGCTATTGTTGGGCTAGATGGGCATTGAGTACACGACCACCCCGCGCAACTTTGACGAGTTGTGCGATTCCATTCGCGGTCAGGTGGAACGCGCTCGTGAACTTTCCATTCGGGATGAACAACTAGACCCCGCCGAGATGGTGGAACTTACATCCGAATCCTTTCTAGCCGTGCTAGACCGCATAGAGCAACTGACCGCCATGCTCATGCAACAGGCGATTTTGTTTTCCCAAGTGAACGACATTTTTGAGTGGCTGTTCAAACACTTGGGGATTGACCTAGATGCAATCAACCTAGATGAGAGCAACTAGGCGCGAACTAGACAACTTCAAGCGCCATGTGCGTGTAGAGGGGGAATGCTGGGTGTGGGCGGGTAGGCGCGACCCCCATGGATACGGTGAGTTCAAGCACCGTGGGTGCAAGTATCGGGCACACCGCTGGATTTGGACTGTCAAGAACGGCGACCTGCCTCCCGATGTTGCCATTGACCATTTGTGCCGTAATCGCGCCTGTGTGCGCCCTTCGCATTTGGAGCCAGCGACCATGGAAGAAAACACGCGCCGTGGAGTGGCGTATCGGTAGTTGCACTGGCGCCAATACGAATGTATGATGTCAATACCAAGCAAAGGAGAAGTTATCAATCCTGACGAATCAATCGTTGTTCGGCTTATTCTGCCTAGTGGAGTGCGCACCATCGCAGGTAAGCGCGATTTCGTGATAGAAGAAGTCCACCATCTCATGTATCTGGAATCTGACTTAGGCGAGTCGTATGTAGAAGTCGTGAATGTGTCAGCACAGCCAAAGCCATTATCATCAGGAGACAACACCAATGAAAACACCCACACCCACACCATCTGACCTACCATCGTGGCAAGAGGTAGCCAACGCGCTTGCTAACGCACTTGGCAAGATTCTCGTGTCTAATACGACGCTTCATCCAGCGTTGCTAAAGACAGTCTTCGGTGCGATTGAGCAGTATGTTCAGGTTTCCACCGCCACTTCGGAAAGCGACGATTGGTGGGCAGGCATTCTCAACTCGTCACCAACACAACAGGAGTGGAACGACTTCATGTCTAAACACCAATGGAACACCGACGAAGGAGACACCGATGATTCTGCTCTGTAAGCCTGAACCGTGGATGGAACGCGCCAAGTGCCGCAACATTGACAAGGATGTGTTCTTTCCTCTCATTGTGCGCGGTCAGGTAGCGTGGCGCGAGTACAAGCAGGCTGTTCAAATCTGCAAGAAGTGCGCGGTTCGGAAGCAGTGTTTGGACTACGCACTTCGTCTCAATGAACTGGATTATGGCGTGTACGGTGGCAAGACGCCTCGGGAACGCAGGCGCATCGTCAATCGGGAAAAAAAGCGCCGACCCCGTATCAAGAGACGCGCATTCTTTACCAGTAACGGCGCGCGTTCAGGTTCGTAACGACAGCATGAGGGGGTGCCCGCTTTATCCTTTTGAGCGTGGCGCTGTTGTCCCCAACTCATAGGTTAGTTGTGCGGAACGACATGACTGACCGTGTGGGAAGGGGCGAAACCCCCTCACTTATCCTATTCCTTGACACCGTGGGTCAATGCGCCTATCGTGTCAATGACAGAACCTAGGAGGTTCACCAACATGAAACTCAGCGCAAGAAAGATGGGCAACATCAAAGCCCTGAAAGATTCACTGAAGAAGGGCGGCGGCTCTGGCAGTTCTTTCATCAAGAATGTGCCAGCGGAAGGCATCACGGTTCGGTTTCTCACGGAACCCGAAGAGTGGTTCGGCTACTACGAATACTGGAACGACGAATCGCGGACATTCGTGCCCATGGCATCGGGCGAAGTTCTCCCCGACGGTGCCAAGCCATCGTTCCGCTACTTGGCAAACGCGGTAGACATTGAGACTGACAGGGTGATTCCCCTGAAGTTGGCAAAGACCGCCGCGAACAGCCTCATCATCAAGTACGACAAGTTCGGCACCATGACCGACCGCAACTACGAGTTGCAGAAGCATGGTGAACGGCTGGACACGACTTACGATGTGACGCCAGACGGCCCCTCCAGACTGAATCTTTCCAAGTACGAACTTCTGGACTTGGAACAAGTGCTCATCACAGCCCGTGAAGCGGCGTTGGGGGAGGGCGAAGCAGACAAGCCTTCCAAGCCCACCATGGACGACGACGACATTGACACGGATGAAGACGACGATGACGAGGACGAACAGCCCCGCAAGCGCCAGTTGGTAGCAACGGGCAAGTCCACGGCAACGGCGGCACCTCCGAAGCCCACCTACGACACCATGTTTCCCGACGAAACCATCCGCGAAAACTACTCGCTGGCAGAACTGGAATGGACTGCGAAGCACAAGCCAGACTGGTTGCAGGAGATTGCGGAATCGTGGAAACTGGATGTGGACGACGACGCGAAGGTTCTCATCAAAGGCATTCTGAACGAACAGTTTGCCCAAGAGCCAGACAAGCCAGACAAGAAGGACAGCGACGACGAACTGAATCCTGATGTGCTCGCTTCCATGAAGTTGCGCGACCTTCGCGTGATTTGTGACGACATGGACATCAAGGGCTACCAAAACATGAGCAAGGAAGAAATGCTCGCCGCTATCGTGGAAGCCTCAGAGAAGTAGAACAATAAAATAAGCCGTAGCACGGGAGCGGTGGTGACATCTGATAGGTGGGTTCCCCCTTTCCCAATCTATTGATGCCGCTCCCGTGCTATCCCCTCTATACAGAAAGCAGTGTTTGTATGGCTAAGAACAAGAACCCGTTTGACAAGAACCGTGAGCCGAAGCGTCACGATGTTGCCGAACTGTTGTTGAGCGGTAACACGGTGTCGTGGTCAGAAATCAATGAAGCGGTGGGGCACTTCTCTCCTCGCTCCATGGGCTTCGTACTACGGGCGCTAGAAGACATGGGAGTGGCACTTCTTCGGTTGCGCGACCCCGAACAAGGCACGCTGTACCGATACGACCCAGCGACGATGTTTGAAGAGCGATACCGTCTCAGCAAGGCAGATGGCCCCGACGCGAAGCGGCAGAGGGCGAGCAAGAAGTAAAGAGCCGTGTGAAGAGCGGCACTTGGGAGTACCCGACCATTCACTTCTGCGCGAAGTGTGGTCGGGTACTTCTTTCTACTTCGTCTCAACTACCAAACTGGTTGGTGTCTGCGGACGGAACCGTGGTGAGGTGTCCGCAACACATCACGGATTGGGCGATGCGCTGTGCTAAGGTACGACGCACCAAAGCCAACTATCGCTGGCGGAGACTTGCCAAGGAAGGGGATGTTCCACCATCCAGTCTCGCACTAGAACCGTTCTTTGACCTGTAATCACACCAACACAACAAGGAGCAAACACCATGCAGACATTCGTGCCATGTACAACCTTTCTTGCGTGTGCCAGAGTGCTGGACAGACAGCGCCTTGGTAAACAGCGCGTAGAAGCGCTTCAGATAATCACGGCGCTCTACCATTACCGTTGCGGACGGGAATACGGCTGGCAGAACCATCCCGCCACGAAGATGTGGCTCGGGCGTGAACTGTCGCTGGGCGCCTACGGACTGACCATTTGCGATGAGTGGGTCAATCGTGGCTATCAAGACTCGTGCGCCTCCAAAATCAGGGCGGTTGCCAACCTTCTGCGCGAACGCGGGGTGAGCAACGAAGAACTACCTTGGTGGTGGGGTGACGACCGCGTACACCAGTCGCACAAGTCAAATCTCCTGCGCAAGTTGCCCACTCACTATCGTCAGTTCTGGGCGAGAACGCCCGACAACCTGCCATACTTCTGGCCATCACTGTTGTCGTGAACTTCTTCCACACCCATGTCCATTCTGAGTTTTCGTGTCTGGACGGCATGGCAGAGATTTCTGTTCTAGCCGCCAAAGCCGCCGCCATGCGCCAGCCAGCGCTGGCACTGACTGACCATGGCAACATGAGTGGTGCGTTCCAGTTGTACAAGGCGTGCAAGTCTCATTCCATTCTGCCGTTCGTGGGGTTGGAGGCGTATGTCGTCACCGACCGTGCGGACACCAAGGTGCGGCGCAATCACTTGTCCCTGTTGGCTTACACTACTGAGGGCTATCAGAACCTTGCGGCGCTGTCGTCGCTGTCGCACTCCCGCGACCACTACTATTACAAGCCACTGCTTGACCTCAACGACTTGGCTGGCTTGGCATCGGACAACAAGTTGAGGGGCATCGTGGCGCTAAGCGGCTGTTATTTCGGGCTTGTATCGCAGGCAATCGTGGGCGGCGACCATCGCAAGGCGGAGGCGATTCTGAAAACGCTGGACGGTCTGTTTGACAGGACTTTCGTGGAGGTTCAGAACCATCGCGCCGACCACGGCGACGGCTGGAACGACGAACTACTCGTGAACGAACTGTTTCAGATGGCAGAACGCCTAGGGCTTCCCACCATTGCTTCTCAGGATTCGCACTACTGTGACAAGGCAGACAAAGACCTGCACAACATGATGCGGATGATTGCCTACTCCGCTGACGAAAAGGACTTGGCGTATCCAGGAGACAGTTATCACTTGGCAACGACCGAGTGGGTCAAGATGCACTTCAAGCCCGAAGTGTGGTCGGCATCAGAGAGTTCGTGCCGCTGGTTACTTGACCATCACGCGCTGGCGATTCCTCCTCTGGACAAGTATCAGTACTTCATTCCTGAGGTCGCCAAGCACCCAATCCAGCAGTTGAGACTTTTGTGCAACGCGCGCATCAAGAGTAAGGGTTGCGGCGCCCGCACGGAGTATTGCGCAAGATTGGACGCAGAACTCGCTGTGATAGAGACAACTGGCATGGCTGACTACTTCATGCTCGTGAATGACTATGTTGGGTGGTGCCACGACAACGACGCACTCGTTATGGCACGGGGTTCTGCCGCAGGTTCGCTTGTCTGTTGGCTTCTGGGCATTACTCAGGTAGACCCGTTGCGCTGGCGCTTGTCGTTTGACCGCTTTCTGTCCGTAGACCGCATTCGTCCTCCCGACATTGACCTTGACATTGAAGATGTGCGGCGCGATGAAGTCATTGAGTACCTGAAAAAGAGGTACGAAGTCGTCCAGATAGGCACTTACAACAGGTTGTCGTACGACGAAGAGACTGGACGCGGCGGCTTGTTCGTTCAGTACATGAGCGCGAAGCGCAAAATACTGGGCGACCAGTTCGCCCGCAAGATAGGCAGAATCAACAATCTCCACGACCTAGACGAACTACATCCGCGCGACGCTGAGCGGCTTCGGTTGTTGGGCGAAATGCCATTGCGCCGTAGCGCAGGAGCGCACGCCGCTGGGTTCGTCGTGTCCGCGCCACCATCGCACGCAATCGGGGATTGGATTCCCACCATGCTTATTCCTTCCTCGGATACGACCGTGACGCAGATGATGATGGACGATGTTGAGGACGCGGGATACATCAAGATTGACCTGCTGGGCTTGCGTTCGCTGACCACCCTGCACCGCTGTCTCACCATGCTGGGCAAGCGGGGCACCGACTGGATACCGCTGGACGATGAGAAGACATTCAAGTTTCTGCGGCGCGGCAAGACCGAAACGGGCGTGTTCCAGTTGGAGGGGTGGACTGCCGCCCGTGGATGCCGCGAAATCGGCGTGAAGACGGTGGACGACATCGTTCTCGTGAACGCCTTGTACCGACCCGCCACCATTGACAGCGGCTACACCAAGCAGTTTCTGAAGAACAGGAGCAACCCATCGTCCGTCAAGTATCCAAGTGATGTGTTTGAGAAGCACTTGTCCGAAACATACGGCGTGCCGTGTTTCCAAGAGCAGGTGCTGGAAGTGTTGCGTGACTTGGGAATGCCCGTGGCTGAACTCAACGCCTTCCTGAAGGCAGTCAAGGGCAAACACGCCGTCGCTGGCTATTCTGAGCACGCCGCGTCGGTCTTTGATGCCAACAAGAACAAGTTCTCTGAACTGTGTCGTGCCAGCGGAATGAACGGCAGGCGTATTAGTGCGGCATGGAAACTCGTAGAAGGGTTCGCGGCGTACGGGTTCAACCGTGCGCACGCCACGGCATACGGGCTTCTCGGATACCAACTGGCGTATCTGAAGGTCAATCATCCGCTGGAGTTCCATACGGCACTCTTGGAAACCACGGTGGGAAGCAACAAGGAGCGTGTCTATGAAAAGGAAGTGCGGCGTGTCGGTATTCGGATACTGCCTGCGGATGTGAATGTGTCCCAAGAGACTTGGACGCTGGACGCCACGCACGGAGCGATTCGGCGCGGCTTGTCGTCCATCAAGGGGATTGGGTTCAGGTGCGCCGAGACAATCGTGTCAAGCGCACCATTCGCGTCCATGGACGACCTCATCAAGCGATGCCCAGCCCGTAGTGTCACTGGTGGAAAACAGTGGAAACAGTCAGGAGAGTTCGTTGGCACCATCAAGTGCTTGCGAGAAGCAGGTGCGCTAGAATCACTTGGCATCAGGAGGTAGGTATGAACAGGGCACAGGAACTGGCCAAGGAAATCAACGACACTCTCGGTGGTGGCACCATCATCATGGGCAACGATTCCAGCCTGAAGGTGGAGTACATCCCGACTGGCATTCTGCCCATTGACCACTTGCTCAACGGAGGTGTTCCGCGCGGAAGGTTCACCGAACTCTTCGGCGCGTACAGCACACTGAAGTCGTACATCGGGCTTTCCACCATCGCGCAGGCACAGCAACTGGGAGGTGTGTGTGCCTTGATTGACACGGAACACGCCTACGACCCTGAGTGGGCGCGGTCGCTGGGCGTGGACACTGACGCTCTCATCTACCAAGCCCCTGAAACTGGCGAAGAAGCCATTGACGCTTCTGAGGTTCTGATTCGTTCAGATGTAGACCTCATCGTGTGGGATTCCGTTGCCGCGACACTTCCACAATCAGAGAGTGCGAAGCGAATGTCCAAAGAATCGGTTCAGCCAGCACGACTGGCGGCGCTCATGTCATTGGGTATGCGGAAACTGACCGCCGCCAATCGGCGCACCGCCATTCTCTTCATCAATCAAACGCGGATAAGTGTCGGCGTGATGTTTGGCGACCCAGAGGTTGTGACTGGCGGCAAGGCTTTGCCGTATTACGCCTCGTATCGTGTGGCGCTTCGCAAGGCTGGCAAGGTCAAGGACGCCTCTGACGGCTACGACGACGAAGGGCGCAAGACCAAGGTGAACTCCATCACTGGCATCAAGATTCGCGCCACGCTGGAAAAGAGCAAGTTGTCGGCGCCATCCAAGGAAGCGCTGTTCACCTTTGACCTGTCTCTTGGTTGTGTAGACGAAGTGGGATACCTAATCGCGCAAGGACTAACAGAGGGCATAATCAAGCACGAAGGGAAGTCGTGGTGGTTGGAAGAAAGCGAGAAGCAGGTTGGGTTGGAAAAGTTCAGAGACTGGCTGGCGAAGAATCAGAAGGCAAGCGCACAGATTCGCGCTCATCTCGTGTCAAATGGCGCAAGCGCACCCGTCAAGAAACGGGAAGGCTCACAGAAAAGCAAATAGCCAAGGTGCGGGGTGCAAGAGCACATCCAGCGTCGGGCGCACTGCGCATCAAGCATGACGCTTCCACCATGGACGCTCTCTACGAAATCAAGGACGCAAACAAGACATACACGCTCAAAGGGCGCGAACTGTTGGCGCTGTGGAAACAGGCAGTGAACACTGGCAAGGAGCCGTTGTTCGTGGTTTACTTTACGGACGCAGATGTAACCGCCACCATGACAATCCAAAGAGGTAAGAAATGACCAAACTGAAGCAAGCCATCCGATTTTCCAAGATGAACTCCCGCATCACACCGCGACTGGCACCATGGCTGGTTAGCAACGGTGAGGTGCGCATCACGAGCGTGAAAGTTCACGACAAGGTGGTTTCCATTCTGCGACCAGAGGTGGTCAAGTCACGCGCTGGTGCCTTCCATCCGTCACAGTTGTATTCGTGCGAGAGGGCGCAGGTCTACGCCTACCATGACGCGCCAGCCGCCAAGCAATACGACCCAACGCTCCAAAATCTGTTCAACGACGGACACTTCCGTCACTTGCGATGGCAAATCATGCTCATGGAAGCGGGCATCCTTACGGACATTGAAGTTCCCGCCAGTGTGCCAGAACTCAGGCTTAGTGGTTCCATTGACGGCGTGAACTCTGACGAACGCTGGCTGTTTGAACTGAAGGGCACCAGCCAGTTTCGCACCATTCAGTCTCGTGGTGTGATGCCCGCCCACATCCAGCAGATACACGCTTATCTACTCGCAGCCAAGTACGACGAAGCCATCGTTGTCTACGAATGCAAGAGCACACAGCAGTGGGCCGAACTTGTCGTCAAGCGCGACCCGACCATCACAGCAGAAATCCTGAACATACTGGAGGAACTAAACCGTGCCATTGAAGAAGAAACGCTTCCAGAAAGACTTCCAGAGTGCGAAGTCAAGAGCGGGCCAGCCTTCGCGTCGTGCCCGTACGCGAGTATTTGCCACGGGTGCAACCACCCCGACGACATCGCTACGCTCCGTCAAACTGCATAGCGGCCTACCTTCGCTTGGCGAACTTCGCACAGAGATTGACGGCTATCTAGAAGTTTTGATGGGGCGTGTTGCTCCGCCCATAGACAACGGCGAAATGACCATGATGGAGTATGCCAACGCCGTGTACAGCCGCGCGATGGAACTGACCATCGTGCTTCAAAGAGCAGAATCGGACGGTGTTGTTCTCAAGAACAGCCGTATGTATCGGTTCCGAACGGGCGAACTACGGTCGTTTACCGAACTCGCGGCAAGGTGTATTGAACTTGGCAGTCGGCGCGTTACTTGGGCGCAACTGGACTATTCTATGAGCCATGGATAACCTGCCATGGGTAGTTCTCGGGATTGACCCTGCCGCCACCCACATCGCGGCGGTATCACTCCTTGGTGACAAGTTTCGTGTTACAGTGAGAAAGAACCTTGGCAAGAGCGGCCCAGAGGCTTGCTTTCACGCACGAGAACTAATGCTGGACACGATTGACAGGACGCGCGAATGGGCAGAGCAACAGATGTGTACAAAGGTTTCGGTCTTCGCCTGCTACGAGTTGCCAGTATTAGGGCGTGGTGGATTTCGCTCCACAATCGTGCAATGTTTTACATCGGGCGCAGTTCAAGCGACATTCTATGAGAGGAACTGTGCATGGCAGTCAGTCAATGTCTCCAGTTGGAAGAAAGCCGTGGTGGGCAAAGGCAACGCCGATAAGCGACAGGTTGCAGAGCACATACGACTTAGATGGCCTGCTCTCTACGCCGAAGCAAACGGAAATCAAGATGTCTATGACGCTTCCGCCATTGCCCTCTACGGACGACAACTACTCCAACAGGGAGTGGCGCAAACACGCGCTGTGTAAGGGGCAAACGCCCAAGTTCTTTCGTCACCGATGTAGTGCTCGGTGTGTGGCACATCATCGGGGCTGTGAACGAGTTAGAGTGGTGCGAGAATGCAAAGCCATTTGTGGTCAGTGCCCCGTATTGGAGCACTGTCGTATTTGGTCAATAGAAACCAACCTGCTGAAGGGCATGGCTGGTGGACTAAGTGAAATAGAGCGCAGGCAAGCACGAATCATCATGAAGGGCGAGGAAGCAAATGAACAAGAATCAGATTATTGCTGGTGAGACCACGCTTGTGCGTGTCAGTGATTTGCAGGGGTACGACAAGAACCCTCGGCGTGGCAATGTGAAAGCGATTGCAGAATCGCTACGAGTGAACAAGCAATACCGCCCCATTGTGGTGCAGAAATCCAACAAGCGCATTCTCGCAGGCAACCACACTTGGCTTGCGGCAAAGACACTTGGCTGGAAAGAGATTGCTGTCGTGTTCGTGGATGTTGATGACGAAGCCGCCAAGCGCATCGTTCTCGCGGACAACAAGACCAACGACCTAGCGGACTATGACGGTGTTTTGCTTGCCGAGTTGCTGCGCGACTTGGGCAGTGCAGAAGGCACGGGGTATTCAGCACAAGACATGGAAGCCATTCTGAGTGCGTCTGCCGCCGAAGTGGAATCGGTCATTTGGGCGTCAAACAATGCCAGTGAGGAAACGCTGTCACAGAACGACCCACTGCTTGATGTCGGCGTGAGCGTTGGTGGCGG